CTCAAGGAACCAATATGTTTCACTCACGCCGCGAGCAGAAGGATTCTGCATAAGATTTTCAAGAAATTTGACCATATGATCAAACTTGAAACCTTCGCTCATCATTTTGATGATGCGGTCGGTTAGAGTATTATGAACAACAAAACCACCATACAAGATTTGACCATTCTCAATCTTTACGCGATTACCAGTGTATTGAGATACAGCTTTGGCAACATTGACAAGATTTTCAATTTTGTTGAAATCTCCTGCTTTGATGCTGTCGATGATTTTATTATAGTTGCGGTGGTCTGGTGCCACAGTCAAACACTCGTTCTTTAGATAGAGCGTGACGGAGCCGTTGGTCTTGATGACATACGGAATGCTGTTTTGTGTGTTACTCATATTATTTTTTATTAGTTAATCTATTCAATGATGCTATATTATGTGGATTATTTATTAATGTCAATATATTTTAGCTATTTTCGTCAATAAAGTTGATGATTTTATAAATTGGTGCAGAAACTGTGGAGTAGTGTTCTCCAATGTCCAGCACACCAAGATACTTTTCAGTCAACATTTTCTTGAACTCAGTTGGATCAATATCCAACTCGGTATGTTTATTTGCTTTGATGTCAAACAGTTCCAAGAACTTGACATTGTTGGAACTATCTTTGAGCAGTTCGCTATAAGATTTTACAAATGTTTGGAACTTTTTGCGAGTGTCAATGTTTGTAATATTGCTCACGATTTGCGGACAGCGAGTAAGCTTGTTATAAATACCACTGGCTGTTTCAAACTTAGCACGACTTTGCATGCGATACAAATCTTGTTCATGTTTGGCTTTGTCAGCATGCACAGCCTTCTTTACAACATCAAAAATATTGATCCATTTACCAATCTTGAGCAAGTTTTTGTTCTTTACATTGATACCATAAATCATGGTTTCAGAACCATTGAGCTTGTTGTCTACAAACAATTTTAATGCTTCAGACATATGATCTTCAATATTCTTGCCATTGTTCCAAACAGGATCGGCATAAAAGAAATCAACATAATAATATGTACCAGCAGAATCAAATGTAGCGGCTTTTTTACCCCAATAAACATATGCTCCATTATGGTGCTTCTTTGTTGGCTTGATAAACTCACTGATATCTGCATAGAAAATTTCGTCAGTACCAGCGGTCTTTTTTTGACGAGGTGTTGGCGGAGGTTTGGGCAGAGACTCAATATTGGTGACAATATTTTTGTTCCAACCAAAATAATTCATATGCTTATTGAATGTATCATTGTTCTTGGATTCATCTGTGATGATATAACAAGTGGGAAATACACCAGTGGCATACTTTGTACGCAAATGATATCGCAGCCGAGCACTCTTGATTGCGGAAAGATTTGTATAAAAAATATCTACACCACGGTTTTCAGAATACGTAGTATAATTTGAAGTGCGCTTGAAACGACCATTGGCGCTATCAAGCATATACACCGTAAATCCACCACCAACATTGGTTGTTGGGTCAAATGCTCCAGTTGCTTTATGCACAGTATTGATATTTTCACTGCCATGCGTTACAATCAATCCATTATACTTGATTGGAATATCACCAATGATATTACGAATATGGCTATATTGACTTTGGTAGCCATTATATTTTGCGTATAGATGCATAGCTTCCCAACGACTCTTGGGAGTTTCAATGCTCTTATATACCATTTCTTTTAGTTCGTCAACGGCGGTTCGTAGTACAGAAATAATAGCCAATGTGGTGGCATTGTTGTCTTCATACTGAAGCTGTTCTTTGTTGGGCGCAACTTCCAGTTCACCAATATCAAAGAAAAAGTCAAAATTGCCATAGTTCAAAGCTTGTTCAAGCTTGTAAACATCGTTATTGGGAACATTGCGCAAGGCATTACGCAAAGCACTGGCGTTGATAGGATAGCAATAGTTGCCCATGAACGCATTGCATCCACGGTTATAATAGCCGCCATCATTCTTGCGCATAGACCAACGCTTGCCAGTATAGATATACTCGCGTGGCTTGTATTCAATATTGGCACCAACAATGGTTGGACGATAACGAAACGGTTCATATGCACGAACAATCTTGTCTTGCCACATACCAATGTCACCAATCTTTACACCAAACTTGATTTCTACACCGTTATGTTCATTAGAATCTTGCGTAACAACATGCAGAATGCTGGGAGAACCAGATTCATCAATAAAGCAGTTGTAAACATGCTTCTTACCCTTATAGAAAGAAGTTACATTGAAGTTATCAGTATAATTGAATGGAGTCTTGCTGCCCAGTCCCATGCAACCATCACTGTCATTATCAGCAGTCTTTGTGGATTCAAAATATGTAGTATAGATAGTGTCAATAGCTTCTGGAGTCAAACCAGTGCCAAAGTCGCGAACACTGAACCACGGCTCCAGTGTGTTGGGTGCATGAACCTCAAACATCTTTTCAGTGTTCTTGGCCTTGACATGACTGTCCCATGCATTGGCACCAAGTTCACGCGGAATGGCGAGAATTGGTTCGCTATAAAAACCAGACAAAATCTTGAACGCCTTGGCAGACGCCTTGATCTTGAAACGAGTCGGTGCAGAAAGAATATTGCTGATGACTGGTGAGGATTTTTCTTGTGTGATAATCATGTGTTTTTTATTACTATGCTATTAGTATGCCGACATAATATATAAAGTCAAGACGTTTTGATAAAAAGTATCAACTTTCTTTGGAAAGAAACATTTTATTCAATGTATGAGCAATCTGCACAACATTCTGAACATCAATAAATTGTGCATCTTTGCCATACATTGTACGAAACAAGTTGGAATTTTTATCAGAAAGTTTGCTGTTTGTATTATTACATTCAACAAAATAGCTCAAAACAGATACGCCAATTTCACGAATTTTATTGATTTGCTTCTTTGTGTGTTCTGCTGCGACGTTTCCATAATAACTCACACCAAATGCAGGTTCGCCATCAGACAGATTTACAAAATAACTATCCATTTCATGTGTAGAAGCAGGAATATGCTTGATAATTGCCTGAAATGCAAGTCCTTCTGGAGTAGAACCATGTGGAAATAACAATGGAAATAATTGAACAATCTTATTGAACTTGTCTTTGCGCGAATCATATGCCAAAACAATATAAGGAGTTTCATATCCACCACGATCTTTAGAAACTCCACTTCTAAATGAAATACTTAAAGTTACATTATTGATCATACTAACAGCCTTGGCAATTGCAACAAGTGTTGTCATTGTTTTTTCCCACTTTGTTTCCATTGAAGAAGAAGCATCCACAGTTACATGCAAATGAGCATTCTTATATTTGTCTGTGGTAGTTTGGTAAAACAAATTTTCTCCTTGAAATCCAATAGATGCCAACAAACGTTTATCAATCTTACCTTTTTGTAGGCGAGTAAATTTTGTGGTTTTTACTTCACTACGAATTTGCAATTTTCTACCAAGCATGGTTCCGATAATAATTCCCTGCTGTACTCCTCGCATAGAAGCGGGATTTCCAGTTTCGCGAGAAAACTTACTGGTGTAAGGAAATTCCGATGTCATCATGAGTTCACGAGTCATGTTTTTTACCACAATACAATCAACCTTTGGTACAGTTTCATCTCCCACCTGTACAATATCAACGGAGCTTTGTTCAAGGATTTGAAGTTTTTTGATTGTGTCTTTATCAAATGTAGATTGCTTAACTTCGCGTGAGACAATTTGTTCTTGTTTATCAATGAGTTTATCGACCTTTTTCTTTTCGGCGTTGGACAAATCTTTGGACGGATTTTCATCCGGTGTTTCATCAACATCGTCTTGAATAGGATTTGCAGAAGACGGAGTTCCGCCCAATACATCATCAACATCGTCGTTGGAATCTGACTGTTCTGATTTATCATCGGATGGTTCATCGCCACCAGATTGCTTATCTTGATTGTCTTTATTTTTGTCTTGTTGCTTGGGATTTTCTTTTTCTTCCACAACACTCTTGAGTATTTCTTCTGTGATTTGATACGCAAGTTCCAGACGGTCCTTGGGATTTGATAGTTCAGTCCTCAGAATATTATTCAAATCCAACAATTCGCCAATCTTACGCAAAGCTGGTAGAGCATCCAAGTCAGTATTAACATTGGTGATATTGGTAAAACGAAATTTATAGTTTTTGACAGTGGTATTTCTATAAGCATCGGACTTCAATGCTTCACCAATTTCAGGCAGATTGAAATAACGGTCATATAATGCTTGATAATATCCACGATAGCCCGGTGCACTTTCATATGCACATGCATCAATATATCTATCTTCAACTACATTGAGAATATATTTCGCCAATCCACTAATATAGTTTTGATCAAAATGACCTTTTGCAGCGGCAGTCAAACTGCGAGGAATTTTTCCCCACATGGTTTTTACCAAGTCAAAATCGCTTTTGACAATATGCATAGCTTCGTGCAACGACAATCCAACTGTGGGGTCAAATTCACCCTTGGTCAATTCACCACCAATGTAAATAACTTTACCATCAGTCATGGATGTTGAGTTCTCGGCGAAACGAACAGGAATGTTCTTTCCAGTAAGAATATATACAAAGTTGCCAATAGCACGGCGATATGCCGAAAGTTTGAGCAACGCAATCGTGGAACTGGTGTCAAACTTTTGAGTATTGAAATCGTCGCCAAGCCAAAACTTGGAATGATCTGCTAAAATTTTTGTTTTCATTAGAACGGGGGCAAATCGTCTTTGTTCTGGTTGTTTGTGTTGAACACTTTGTTCAATGGATCGGATTTGACCGCAACATGTTTTTGTACAACTTGTTTGACCATTGTGCGTTCACTGTCCAAACCACCGTCGTCTGGATAGTCTGGGTAAATGACCATTTCAGCCAACTCTACCAAGCTAAATCCATCCACGGTAAGTTCAGCCATTTCTACAACAGAACGAGTAGAAACAAAACGACTCAACTTTCCTTGCTTTGTAAACTCACGAGTTGTAGCAGCAATTTGTGCAATCTTGTCCATGAGATTCATATCAGCGTCAGGACAAACCACCTTTATCAACTTCAGTTCTTCTTCGGAAGAAAGAATATCAACTTCAATCTTAACCGTGAAACGATCAGTCAAAGCTTTGTCCATGACTCGTGTAGCTGTATAATCATTGCCAATGTTTGCCGTGGCGATGAAACACACTCCGTCCGCGACCTTGACGACCTTTCCACCCCACTCATCTAATCGCAAATATCTTTGATTGTCGAGGACGGGCATCAATATATTCACGGCGTCGTGGTTGGCTCGACTCAATTCATCCAGAATGATTATTGATCCGGTGGTAGAAATGGCTTTTACAAACGGGGATTCTTGAAAGAATGTTCCGGTTTCTTTGGACAACTGGGTATTTCCTATAATCGTGGCACGAGCATCTTGGGTGCTTCCGAGATTTACCACAAATAATGGTTTAGTTCTGTTGTAAGTTACTTTGTATTTTTTGTTTTTCATTTCTGTATTTTTCCCATCTTTTTTTTGCTGCATCGGATTGTTTTTTCTTTATTTCTTCTTTTGTGAGTGGAACTTTTATTCCATACTTTTTTATTTTTTGTTCTCTATATTTCGCCCATCTTTCTTTGGTTGCCTCTCCTATATTTTTCTTTCCTTCTTCTGTTAGAAACGACGTTCCCATTCTTGCCTCACTTATCTTCTTGCGGGTTTCTTCGGAATAAACTTTTCCTGTGTTGGCGTCTTTCACTCTTTTTCGTTGATATTCGGACTGAGTTCTTCCGAACATTGGATTTGTTTCTCCTTGGTTGTGCTCTGTTATTTTCTTTCTGTATTCTTCGTTTGTTTCATACGCCATCCTCACGGCTGCACTAATCTTTTTTCTTGTTTCTTCTTTCGTCGTAACCTTTGGACGCAAACCGCTATCTCTTTGTATATTATATGATTTTTTGTCATTTATGGCATCATATTTGTCTATCCAGTATATCTCTCTCTCCAAAAGTTTTCCCAAATCGGTTCCACCCACTACTTCTATTGTTTGTTTTGTAAAGTTTTTCTTTCCGTATTTTTTGATTGCCGCCTTTATCGCCCTCCCCGAGCCATAGTAGTTTAGATTATTGGCTGCGTCTTTTCCGATGTAATAACGTTGATTTAGAGTATTTATGGTTTTATATATTATCATACTACTAATAAGTATTAGTTGGTAGGATATTCCACGCTATTATTCTACTATTTCCGTTTTTATAATATGTACGTTAGGATCGTTTTTAAGCAAATTTAGTTGTTCTTCCGTCACCTCTTCTGTCACCTCTTCCTTCAAGGCTTCGGCCAGACATCGACATGCCAATGTCTTGCCTTGACCGGCTGGTCCAAGCAACAGAATATTTTTGCCACGCAAAGCACTGCGTACAAGATACTTCCATTTCAATTCGCCCATAAACAGCTTTTCGGGCTTGAGTGAATAGCAAGTATCAATGATGTCTTTGACTTCGTTGATTGAATATTTCTTTGTTTTACTCATGTCCATAACTATGACTTCTTTTTATAGAAAGTCAAGTACCATATCATAAAAAACCCCACTTTTTATATAGTGGGGATTTGATAGTGTGAATATATCACCACTTTCTACAGCTCCAATATCTTGCCGATGTTCTATCTTTTGCCGTAGAACATTTATGTCTTGCTCTGAAACTCTTTCTACGCTTTGGATTGCTCTTTTTGATACGCATGTTTGGATCACCAAAATTTACTTTCTTTACATTACCTGTCGTTGGGTTCTTAACAAACACTTTAAATTTTTTTACATCGCCACGCATTGGTTTACCAAGTTTTACTTTGCGACCACGATATTCTGCTTCTTCTAATGTAGCATCAGCATTCATATCACCATACATTTCATAAAATTCATCACCTTCGCATGTATGTTCATCACCTTCTGGAATCATATCCCATTTGGTTGATTCATATGTTTCTTCCAAATCTTTTTCTCCCATGTTGAACTTTGACTTTGGATTGGTATGGCACCACTTACACTGTTCAAGTTCGGGATCGCCGGTGTATTTATCCTGTACTACATACCACCCTTGATTTTCGCAATGAGGACAATCTTCTCCTTCGTTTTCTTCAACCTCGCCCATAAATGCAAATCTTTTAAATTCTGCATTTTGTGCAGCAATTGCTTCGGCGTTCTTTTTTAACCATTGATCATATGCCCAACTTCCTTTGAATTGCTTGTCAAACCCCGCAACTGCGACTGTTGGGGAACTGAGGGCTTGTTTATAATAAACTGCCTTTTCTGCATTTTTTTTCTTTAGAGCATTGCGCAGTTCACGGCGTAATCCATCTCCAAAATCTTCCTCCTCATTCACAGGTACACAATTTGGAACTTCTTTACCACCCTTGTTCTTTGTACCATATGCTTTATAGCCTTTCCAACATGGATTTTCCATTTTTTTAACTTCTTCCACAACTTCACGAATAATAGACTTTAGTTCAGATTTTTTCATAGGTTATTTCTTTTCTTTTAGAGCAGGTGTATCTTTTAGTTTGGTTGTCAGCTTGTCTGAACTTTCCATATCTTTATCTGTCTTGAGATGTGCAGTTGTGGCATCAGCCTTGGCTTTTAGTTTCAACACACGATCAATAATCTTCTCAATCTTATCTACCATTTCTCCACCCATTGATGCAGATACATCTTTATTGATTGGACCATTTTCTTTGTCTGCTTTAACATCCGCTTTTTCAGTATTGTCATCTGCAATATCAATCTGCAATTCTTCATCAACATCGTCCATAGTATCTTCCAACTTCATGTCATCATCTCTGTCGGCTGTCTTCAGTCCAAATCCTTTTAGACTTTTGTCATATGCTTTTTGAACATATGTCTTTTCACTATCTTTGGCATGTTTCTTTACAAGTTCCATAGCAGCTTCAAGTGAAACACCACGAGCAATCTTGCGTTCAGATTCATTGGTCACAGACACAACATCATAGTTGTCTTCTGCGTTCTTGCTCAACTCAACCTTTTGATTGTCATCACATCCAGCAGTTTTGCCAGTTCCAATGATGCTGCCAGCATTATTTTTACCCATTGCCTTGCCCAAGGCATCAGAACCTTTTTTGTCGGCATTATCTACGTGTACTTGTACACCAAATTGATTGTTGGCAATTTCTTGTAATACTAATTTCTTGATGGCTTTTTTGATAAGATCTCTGTTGTTCATAGTGTATATATGCGTTTAGTATATAAATAGTTAGGTGCACAAAAAAACCGCCAATAACATGGCGGTTTGTGTTGTTTTTATAATATTTAAGCCTCACAACTCTTACAATCAAGGATACTTCGTCCAAGTTCTTGGGCTGGGTTTGTGCCACGTTGATAATATAGGCACTTTATACCCTGTTCCCAAGCGAATATAATCAATTGATTGACTTCTTTGACCGAAGTCTTGGGATGTATCTGTAAGTTTATACTTTGCCCCTGATCAATAAACTTTTGACGAGCAGCCGCCTGTATTACAATCTCCTTTTGACTGATTTCACCAAATGTCTTGAACACTTCTTTTTCATGATCACTCAAAAATTCAAGGTGTTGTACAGAACCACCCTTGTGCAGAATACTCTTCCATACTTCTTGAGTGTTCTTGCTATGCTTTTCCAATACATTTTCAAGATATGGATTGCGATAAGTGAACTTACCTTTAGCCAAATCTTTTGTATAATAATTGCTGTTTAGCGGTTCAACAGAAGGAGATACTTGACCCAGAATAAATGAACTGCTTGTGGTTGGTGCGATTGCCATTGTGGTGACGTTTCTCAACCCATACCCCTTCAACAATGCTGGTTCACCATATTCTTCTGCCATTTCTTTGCTTGCAGCAATACTCTTGTCGCGAATAACACGATGAATTTGAGTATTGAGAAGTTTGGCTTCTAGACTTTCAAACGCAATCATTTTGCTTTGCAGATATGAATGCCAACCAAGAACTCCAATACCAAGTGCTCTTTGATTTTTAGCAAAGTTATGAGCAGCCTTGAGAAACGGAATATTTTCAGTTGCATGAATATAATCTTCCATCACAGCATCAAGAAAGTATGTTAATGTTTCAACAGCGTCAGTTGTCTTCCAATCATCATAATGAAGCAAGTTCATAGATGATAAATTGCAAACAAATGTTTCATCTGCTGACGAACTCAAGCAAATTTCGCTACAAAGATTAGAAGCATGTATCTTCATCTTTTTGTCTTTGTATACTTGAGGAGCGTTATTGTTTACATTGTCGCTGAAAAAGATATATGGATAACCACTTTCAAAACGCTTTTTGAGCACTTTTGCCCAGATTGATCGAGCATCTTTGTCTCCATCAATCATCTTCTTCATGAACTTGTTGTTGACACAAACACCAATACTCAAATCTTGAATAGCATGACCTTCTTCACGAATGCCAAGAAATTCCAGAATATCCGGATGATCTATTGGCAAATATGCAGCAAATGAACCTCTACGAACATTTGATTGTGAAACAACTCTGGTCACGCTGTCAAACATTTCCATGAAATGAACAGGACCGGAACTGGACCCACCAACGCTGATTGGTGTGCCTCTGGCTCGCAGTTCTCCAAAATATCCAGACGTTCCAGCACCATACTTTGTGAGCATACCTACTTCAGCAGTCTTTTCTAGAATAGAATTCATTGTGTCAGACACATATGAACCATTGCATGAAATAGACAATCCTCGACCATTGCCAAAATTTGCCCACACTGGGGATGATAAACTATACCATCCCTTGTGCATATAAGACTCAAACTTTTCAGCAAATCCTTTTTTCTTTAGAATTTTTTCAGCAGCCTTTGATATTTCAAGAATTCGTTCCTCGGGTGTTTGACCCTTGGGTAGATATCCTCTTTCAAGAAATGTTACGCTATCTTTGTTTAACCAATAAATGTCTTTGCTCATATATATTAAAATAGATCGTCGAATGTGATAGACTGTGTTTTCTTAGAGTACTCTACAGGACGCTTGTGAAAGAAATCAGTCATAGTATTGCCCATTACATCTTCATCCATCCACATAGTCAAATCAATAATTTCTTGAGACACATTAAAAATCTTTTTGAATCCAATCATTTCTAGTGAATCATTTAATCTTTTTTGTACATATCCTTTGAGAATATCTGCACTGATTCTTGAATCTTTATAGTCACCAATCATCCAATCAATGATTTTGGATTCGGCGTCGTAGGATTCTTTGGCTTCGTGCAGAATGCGTGCTTCCAATTCAGCGTCAAATAATTCTGGCAGTTCTTGTCGAATTGTATTTACGATCTTAACGCCAGCAAGACCATGCAATGTTTCTTCTTTGGCTGTATATGCAACTTGTTGTGCAGTGTCTTTGAGTAGACCCTTGTAGCGATTAAACCAATTGATGATATAAAACTGACTAAATAATGACACGTTCTCTACATACAGTGTGAATAGAATAAGCGAGTATACAAATTGTTTTTTATCATTTTCATAGTTCTTATCAAGATACTTGCGTAAATACTTGATTCGTCCTTGAATAATATCCAACTTTAGATTTTCTTCAAATATATCCTGCAATTGTAGCACATCCAATAGTTTTTCGTATGCATTATTGTGAATAACTTCAATGTTTCCCATAGTAATACCCAAATCAGATAATGCTGGATGTGGAAGTGTGTCACCCAACTTTGTCCAAAACTTCTTTACAGAAATTTCAATTTGACCAATAGCACTCAATGTGTTCTTGATGATGAGCTGTTCTTGTAGAGTCATCTCAGTCTTGTATTGTTGCAAGTCAGATGTAAATGTGAACTCGTTTGGAGTCCAATGTCCCGCCCACATTGCGTCTATATATTCTTGTGCCCAAGGATAGCGATTCGGTTTGCGTGCAATTTGTTCGTCGAAAATAGTCATAAAGGTTAATTTTTGTTTGGGTGTTGTGTGGTGAATAAATACATTTTATAAAAAATAAATTTGTAAAAAAATTTTAAAATATTTTCTTACAAATTGGTGTTTTCGCCATTTTGCTTTTGGCGACCACTGTTCCATTTATTTTTCAACATGTTCTTTACACTGTTATCATCACCTTCCATTGTTGATTGAATTGCCATAGATTCTTTGGATTTGGCGTCATACAAATCAATTTGACCAGTGCTGGTGTTCATATTGGCATACAAGGTAATACCATCCGGTCCAAATCTATTTTTGATAACATGACAACGAGCAGTGTTGTTGGCTTTGTCTGTTGTATTACGGGCAACACTCAACACAAAGTCGGCAGTCATGATCTTGCGATATGAATCGGCGATGTTATGGGCTTGAACAACATCTTCTTGACCACCGCCGCGATTGGTTTGTGAAGCAGTCCATACTGGAATTTGTAGTTCACCCGCAGCTTGTCGAAGTTCTTCGTATATACCGCCAGCCTCACTATAACTGTTGCTGTTGGTTTCTTTTTCAAGTGGTCGCAGAATGTCGGCATAATCAACCACCATTTCATCAATATGAATTCCTTCCAATGCTTGAATACGTTCAATATGAAACTTCAATGATTGAGCACTTACTGTCTTCAACGGAAAATACTTTACAAAAAGTTTTCCTTTGATGTCTTTGATTTTTTCTTCAACGTCAGATTGACGATGTTTAATTTCTTGAAACTCAATTCCTGTAAAACAACAATCATAACGAAGACCAACATAGTTTTCATTTAGTTCCAGTGTGAAGTGAGCAATATTCTTTCCCGATTTCATTGCTCTGGCTCCGAGACTGCACAACAACCACGATTTTCCAATGCCCGCTGGAGCCACAATAATACCAAGTTCACCAGGTCCAAGACCGCCATCCATAAGGCTGTCAATGACTTCCCAACCAGTAGAAATTGTCTTGCGGCACATTTCACTCATACGACCAGCAACTTCTTTATGGTAGTTGTGACCAAGATTGCGTTCCATACCAGCCTTCATTGCCTTATCAACCAACCCCTTGATTTTATCATATTCACCAGTTTTTAGATGATCAACTGATTCAATAATAGCACTCTTCAACTTTTGATTCTTACAGAATTCAAGAAATTGTTCACGAACAAACTGCAAATCTTTTTCACTGATTTTTGTGTAAACTTGTGTTAGTTGCTGTACCACAGAAGATTTGAATGCATCATTTTCAATAGTGTCAATACGAACCTTGAATACTTGCGGTGTTGGCAAGTCTTTGTATTGAATATGATATTGAATAATTTCTTTGAGAATCCATTGATGGGCTTCGTTTTCAAACGCATCCACATCAATAATGTCGCATATTCTTTCAAGAAATACTTTGTCAGTTAAAATACTTGCTACAATTTTTACTTGAAATTCCAAGCCAAATTTATGTAGATTGTCGATGATTACTGGTGCCATAATAGTTATTTGTTAATACGATATTTCGTATTTGTTATTTAGTCAATTGTTAATTAGAATGTAAAATTAAGAAGTGGCCAACACCGATAAAGGATAGAACACTTCTTGCAACCACACATGAAAATTTGGTATACTTGTATGCATACCATATGTGGTTAGTTTCTGAATAAACCGAAACTTATTGAAATCATATATGCGTTGTACCGATTCGTCAATCTTCATTTGCAGTGACGGTGCAAAACTCGGTTCTTTCAGTTGCATCAGCGTATAGTTACGTTGTACAATTTCCGAATTTTCAATAACTGTGGCATATACTTTAGACTCATTGATACAATCTTTGGCTCGAAGTAGAATATTTTCCACAGAAGTCTCGGTTGATTCAACCAGCATAGGAAATCTTTTGATTGCAGTTTTTAATCCAATGCCGCTTACACCATCAATATTATCAGAAGAATCTCCTTCTAATATACGATAATAGATAAAGTTGCTGGGATGAATACCATATTCATTGATTACATCCTGTACTCCATAAATCTTTTTCTTGATTGGACTCCAAATTTGTACACGATCATTTACCAGTTGTAGAAAATCTTTATCAGCACTCATAATAGTGATTCTACTATCTTTATACATCTGTGTGGCAATATATCCAATTGTGTCATCTGCTTCAATATAATCAATTGATACAATGCTCACTGGCAGTTCTTGTAGAAAAGATACAAGTTTGCCCATTTGTTCTACAACTGATTTTTGTTCAGTATTTCCGTCGCTCATATCTTCATATGCACGATTAAGCCGTTTCATAACCTTTCTGCCATCTTTATATTGTGGATATAACTTTCTGCGACGTTCACTGCCACCTTTGCCGTCAAATACAACAATGACTCTGGTTGGACGCAACAGTTTGATAGCATAACCCAAACTACTCAAAAACCCAGACACGCCACCAACATGCTCACCATTATCACTCAAAGTTGGCACTACGGTCCAACAACGAATAAAATTGTTGGTTCCATCAACCACAAGAATATCACTATTTTTTTCTTTCTTTGTGTTTACAGGCAATGAAGCGTGTTCAGATTTTATCTGGGAGAATATTGATGTGAATTTCTTTTTTGTTGGATCTTGCATTTACTTTGTTTGTTCCAGTATGGCGTTGAAGAATCTTTGCATGTTGTGTAGATATGATAATCCACCAACTTCTTTTATACCGCCGTCATCTACTTTACAAAATGTTGATCCCATCAGTTCATTTCCTTTGAATCGTATTTCACAAAGCATAACAGTGCGAAGTGCTACATTGTCATGTTTTGTAAAACGAACAAGTTGCTCATCATATCTAAGACTGCATTTATTTGTAGTCAAATATACATTATCTCCATATCCAGTTTTATGAATTTCAATCTTCTTTTCTTTGCACCATTTCTGAAATTCTTCTGGTTCAGCGGGTGTAAAATTTGATGTAATATATTTATTTTTTGTTGCCATAATATTATTCGGATGCTGGACCCCAGTTTCCTTCCATCAACTCCCGCTTTGCTTGTTCAATGCATTGCTGCAAAGAATATGTGGGACCGCCTTTATCTTGTTCTCTCCAAAGCCAACGCCCATAATCTTTAATGTCAGCCGAATATGTTTTAAAAACTTCTTCTTCAGTCATCTTTTCAAAACTCTCATAACTCAATTCTTCGAGAGGAATTTTTTTATTGTTTTCTTTTTTTGTTGCCATAATATTTTATTTGAGAACCGTGTGGAGGTATTTCACTCCACACGATTAATTTCTTTAATCTTCCATTCCTTCTGCTTCCGAATCATATGAAATATCATCTGCCATTTCACTATTTGGTGCCTTGTATTTCATTACGAATTGCTCGCAAATCTTAGAATACAAGTATTCTTTACATTCGGGGCGATCAACAAGCAACTTTGGCAAGTCTCTCTTTTCAAACACAACGGTTTCTGGTTCTTTACCAACAACCTCCATGATGAATTGAAGATTCTTTGCTTTCTTGTCTTCTTCTTTTTCTTCTTCTAATTGCTTCTTGGTTTTTTTCTCACCCGCAACTTTCACTTTCTTGGCGTTGGTAACAACATCCCATTCAATCAGTTTTTCCAACCAATTTCCATAGTTGTCAATGCCACGGTCAAAGTAGATATCAAACTCAACAGAACGCATTGGTGGTCCCATGCGATTTTTGATAACCGTGCATTTGGTTTTGATACCAATTGCTTGCTTGTCGTTGTTTTTGATTTGACCGATACTCTTTAGACGCAAACGCAACGAGGCGTGGAAAGCAAGAGCCTTGCCACCACTGGTTGTGTATGGATCGCCCAATCCAACAAAGCCAACCTTTTGGCGAAGTTGATTGGTGAAAGCCAAACAAATACGCTGTTTGGCAATCAGCCCTGTGATCTTTCTCATTGCTTTGCTGATTGCGATGGCTTTGCCAGTGGCATAACCATCAGCACCGTGGTCGCTTGCCATTTCCTTTTTTGTGGAAGCAGCAGCAACCGAGTCAACAAGAATTGTAACAAGACGATTCTTGCTGCTCTTGCGAACATAGCCGATGATTTCTTCGATTTTATCAAAAATATCTTCGACAGTATCAACATTGATATACAACATTTTTGGTACATCAACTCCAATCGCAGTCAAGAATTCGGTTGAAACAGATGTTTCTGTATCAATGAAGACTGCCATACCTCCCTTGCGCTGTGTTTCTGCAAGCAAATGAGCACCCATTAAACTTTTTCCAGATGCTTCAAGACCAGTTAGTTCAGTAATTCGACCAACAGGCAACCCCGCGTTTGGACGATTGGCAATAGCCAAGTCAACCAAACTATTTCCGCTAGAAACCCAATCAACTATTTGAGAAGGATCGTCTTCGGCATCGAGAAAGAAAGCAACTTTACCGTCACTGTTCTTGTTGATAGACTCAGCCAATGCTTCTGCCAGTTCATCTCGACCGGAGGTAATTTCAACTTCTACGGATTTTTTCTTTTTTTCTTTTTCCATAATAATTATTATTTTTGAAAGTTAAAAAGGGTGTACCATTGTGTACAAAAGTACACCCTTTTATAATTTAGTTTATTGATTGATCAACGCTTATTAGGCGTTGTTGAACAAATCATTAAACTCATCAGCAATTGCCTTGGTGCTGGCAGGAGTCTTGACAGAAGCCTTGGCGGTTGCACTCATAACCGGCTTTGCGGCAGGTTCTTCCGAGGCAGTGTCGGTTGTTTCTGGTGCAGAATCACCGTCTGGATTTGCTTCTGAGGCATTGAGCCAAGTATCCATAACAGATGCCAGTTCATCATAAGTCAATTCAGGAAACAGGTCTGTGACGTTCTTCTGATTTTTGACCTTTTCCTTGACCGCACCATCATTCACATCAAACGCAACAGTTGCGTTTGGCTTGACGCGAATTGTAGTTTCTGGAAATGACTTTCCGGTTTCTTCTGCGGTTTTGAATTCCACAGTAATATCTCGACCAGATTTTAGGTCAGTAATATCACCATAGTCAGGATCAGCAATGATGGCAAGAATTTCTTGATATACTTGCTTGCCCATACCCCAGAATTTCACACCTTCAGATTCTTGACCGCGAACAAGAATGGGAACATATGTACGAAGTTTTGGTTCCAAAGCCCGTCCCTGTTTCCATTCTTCTTTGCTGCCAGTCTTCTTGAGCTTGCTGGCAAACTCAACGATTGGATCTGGACGACCAAACGAAGATGGAGACAAATATGTCTTGCCATTCATGTTGTAATGAAAAAGCAATTCAATGAACGGATTTTCAGGATTGTGTGAGTAAGGAACAATACGGATCGTTTGTTTACCTTGCGGTTTCCACAATGAAGTGGATTTTGTTGTGTTGCTCTTGAGAGAATCAAGACGCGATTTAATTTTTGATAGGTCCAATGCCATAATTTTTTATTTGTTAATGTTTAATCTTGTTTGACCAATTTGAAATGCATCAACTAGGTCAAGGTTGATACAATGCATCAACAAATGACAATGGTCAATCTATAATAAGCAATATGCTCATTTTTTAATCGTTAATTAGTCATTTGTTAATTCAAATATAAGTATAAATTCATAGGTTAAATACCTAGAAAATTTAGTAATTATATTTTAACAATTTTGACTAATTTTGTTGGCGTGATTTTGACTTTTCCGTCACGCGATGTGATAAAACAGCTACGATAATTGTTCCAAGATATTTGATGCGAAGATGACATTACTCCATTATTCTCAAGTTTGATCAACTCATTCAAAGCATTGATACTGTAAATAATGTTATATTCTTTTTTACGATGCACACTCATGGTATGTGGATAAAACTCACTGCCATTCTTTACTACATTATAAGTCAAAAATATATCGTCAATATTGTCTCCACTTTGTAATACATACACTTTATTGTCTACGATTTGATAATAGCTGCTTAATGCAGTTATTTCATTTTCGTAAGTTTGATATTTTGCAAACGTACACAACAGTTGTGCATTATATTCTGGCATCTGTGTTATGCTTTTGGAATAATTTTTTCGGCAAAGATTTTGTATTCTTCGCGATCATTATTTCGTATCGGAACAACTTCACCGGACAGTCCTACCACAGCGACCGGATTGCCTTCGCCGTCTTTATATTCTCCATATGGAGTAGATGTCCATCCACGTTGAATTGCAAATTTTGTTGAAACCGCTGCGTATTGTGCGGGTGGAGTTGTAACCACAGGAACGTCTATCGCAGGAGTTTCTGCCGACTTTGTAGATACGAAATCCGCATCTGTCGGAGAATCTGATTTTTTTGATACAGGTGCTGTTGGTTCTTTTGATGCGACGGTTGACGCGGCGGGCGATCTTGGTGGTGCCGCTAGGTCGGGTTTTTTTGTCAGTGCATCCAATCTTGCAGATCTTGTAGATGAACTCGATGGTTGTGGTGAACCCTGTGGTTTGGTGGAGGTGGGGTCCGCAATTGGTGATAATTTTTTGCTTGGTGATTTGGCAATTGCTGGTTCTTCTTGCTGTGTGGTAGATGCCACCTGCTGTGTTTGTCTCTTTTGCTTACCCCGTTTTTTGTAATACAAATTCATTCCACCTTTTCCGCGAGTTGGATCAGAAGAAAAATGTGTGCCTTTTTTTAGTGCTTTTTGTTTATACTCGGTGGATGGAAATGTCACCAACCATCCATCCTTATTGTATGCTTGACGTTCGGGATATTTACCTTCATCCATGAATTTTTTAACAAATTTATTTACAATTTGCTCATCCTCACACACATCATAAATTGCTTCCGCGACAACTTGTAAATGATCTGAATTTCTTAAATCTACCACACCGTCATGTATTCTGGGATCTAAAGACGCTTCCGTTATTATATTGTATATGAGATCGTTCATGATTTTTTTTGTTTTTATGCAGTCGTTGTTGCTGCGGCTGCACCCACATCGCCTGCGGCTTGTGATTTGCTTCTGCCCATTCCGGGTACATACATGTATAATTTTCCAAATCCAAGTGCTACAAACTCCAGTGTTTTGATCTTGGACTCATCGTACAACACTGCGTCGTTGGTTCCCTTCTTTTTATTAATGATGATCATTCTCTTGTACTTTCCTATTACAAGATTTATAACTTCGTCCTGTACTCTTTTTTCATCCCAATTCTCTCTAAAGAAAGCCAGCTTCATTGCCTTGTCTGCGATTGCGTCATCGCCTTCTTCGTCCTTGGGAGATATCGGCACATTCAATGTAGTTTCTTCTCCCTGTGTGGAATCTATTGCTGCACTTAGTTCAGGTACTTTGTCGTCGGGTACTTTAAATTCACGGTGTTTATTTCCAATGTCAATTTCCACCGATCCAATTGATTTTTTTTCTTTGTTTTCTGGATTATTTTTTCTTTGAATTATCTTCTCGGATATTAAAAAAATTGAATCTAGTAAAAATTTTGAAACTTCGCCTACTTTTGGATCTTTAAAAAATGAATTGATTGCAGTTTCGTGTTTTTCCAAATTTGAATCCGTTCCAATGTCAGGATACAACCCCCCATTACTTATGCCTTTGTCGTTCAATACCTTGAGCATGAAGTCTTTCATTTTTGGCGTTTTGTTTACAGCAAGAGCAAGTTCATGTATTGCAATATTAAACTTTGAATTTGAAAACCCAGTCAAAGTCGGCGCACTTATTGCAATTGTGGCACCTGTCACTTCTTTGACTTCCACCCCGCCTTGTTTATCTGCAAGTTCAGCAAACAAAATATCCATTTCAGTTCCGCCACCAGACCTTGCGCCTTTCAGAATAAAAACAATAGGTATTTCTCCACGGCCACCGCCAGCAAATTTAACATCATCAATTGCATTGATCAATGATTGAAATTCTGGGTATTTAGTTCCCTTGTATATTTCAATGGCTTCTTCAATCGTTGGTATACTATCATACATGGATTTGTATTTTTTTACCAAAGATTGGTTTGGAAAAGTTTCAAATACTCTTTTCAATTTTTGTACATTTGCTATAGACACCGATTTACGATTTCTCAACGATTTTAATTTTTCATCTTTCTCGGCTTTTACCAAAGCATCGCTCTGATTTTCTTTATTTCCTATCTTATAAGTCTTATCTGGAAATTCGCGTGGACCTTTATATATGGATTTATCTGGATATTTGTTTTGTTCCGGGTGTCCAACTGATATAAAATGCAGTATCTTTTTGCGGTCCTTTGGATCAATTACTTTAAAAATATAATCACGGTCATCACCATATACTTTGGGTTCTTCACCCTCGGTAAACACCGGGGCCGTGACTTCTCCAATTTCAGATTCAGACAATCCATACTCAAGTAGCATATCTTCAAATATTTCTGCATTCTCCGGTGTGCTATAACCACCAACCAATCCATCATGCGAACGCATTGCCCACTCATTCAAAATGTCGTTTATGATTTTGTTTTTGTCCATGGTATATAAATATTCATATATACCACAAAACCGCCTATGATATATACAACTATATTATAAATATCAAGCAAGATCAATATGCTTCATATCTTTGTAATTTTTACCAATATATACTTTGACCGGAAACTTGTCGCGTTCCATGATACTTTTTAGTCTTTTTATAGTATCCATCTTGTCGTCTTTGTGCATATCAAACAATATGCTGTCATATGTATATAGCACAGTCTTACTTTTCTTGTTTTTTAGGTATTCTAATAGATCACCTAAAACATCTACTGCCATCTCGGTTTCAAATGCTTGTAATATATAATTAAACAATTTGCTTGGATTGGCTTGTGGAATATGACAAGTCTTGATTTTTCTTTTATATTTGGGAGTTTCAATATATCCATTCTCATTATAGAACTTCCATCTATGGTCAATATACTCTTGAATCTTGGCAAAGTATGGTATGTGCAGCCATTTCTTATCAAACCCTCCATAGATCTGTGGAAAGGTATATGCTTTGGCTACTGCAATATCTTCTTCATTGGCTGCTTTCTTATTAAAATAATACTTGGATAGATAAGCATATGGATTTTCATTCTTTTCCATATGAAAGTTGACCAAATGAGCAATAAGACGAGGATGAAAAGCATTATAATCCATCATAACAAGCATACCATCATTGCCATGTCTACTCACAAAACATGTTCTGCTATCATCGCTTTTATTTAAAGCAGCATAATTTACACTTGCAAAACGATTGCTTGGTCTGCCTGTTGAAGTCAACAAGTTATATTGTGTATATACCAGATTGTTTTTTACATGCTTGGTTTGTTCATTACCAAATTCTTCAGTAAAATCCTCATTCACGCATATGCCATTGGCTTCAAGTTCTGCAAAACAGTTTGTGGTGGTATTGTTTACAAACTTAAATCCATCTTCTTTTATAATACTTGTGTCTAGTTCATCAATACCTTTTATTTTTTCCATGAATGAGCGAGCATGCTTTAGCAATGGCACACACATGTTTACATCTGGTACATTTCTAAAATTATTTTCAACAAACTTGTGAGCATTGGTATTATAGTCAGTATCATCAATTTTACCGTCGCTCAAATACTTTATCAAATTAACATCCACAAAATCATAATCTTCGCCCATCAATTGCACCATATTCTTTTTGTCTATAACAAACTTGTTGCGAATACTGATTTTCAATGCTTCTTTGATTTTATACAAAGATTCTGGTGGAGTCGAACCTTCATTGTGTTTTATTGGCACGCACCAATATGATTTTGATATCAAAAAGTAAAAGAACAAAACACTAACTTCATTATTTGCAATATGCTTTTCTGCGTCCATATACACTGCATCTATCACCATAATATCTGATGTGATATGAGACATCAACAATTCCAAGTCAAAATCTGTTTCTACAATTTGCACATATTCACGTTGAATGAAATTTGTGCGTTTGTCAAACAGATATCAACGACCCTGCCAATATTCCAAAAGATTGTTCAAAGTGCGAGATAGATCAACTTCATCTTCTCGCATCACTCTGTCAATTTCGGATCTATTTTGATCCATCACACCGGCATTGTTCATAATACCGTTTAAAAATACGTCATGTTTCTGGCCTGAGATTTTCCATTTGATACTTGTAATTTTATACAACGGACTTGTGTTTTGAGATGCAGTAGTATTTTTTATTTCAATAACCAAATTTTCATTTATTTTTTTGGCAAAATATCTAACAATATATCCATTCTCATAATCTTTGCTAGTTGGTGCTGGTTTATATCTTGCCATTATTGTTAATGTGCCAACTCCATCAAATTCTCCATATGAATTTTTTAATGTATCGTTGTATATCATAACACTGTGAGTGGTCTCACTTGCGCCACTATAGTTGTTGTCCAATTCTTGTCTTCTATAGATTGTTTAGTGTCTGATACCTGCCACACCGCATTGGAATAATTATATGTTTCCGGTGCATGGTCTATAGTAAATTGTGATAAAAAATTCATTCCGGATATTCCAAGAAGTTCCAAAGTCAAAGTTGTGTTTGGCATTATTGCGTTGTTCTGATACACAGCTTTTGTGTCGGGTATAGATAATACATAATTCATGAATTGCTTTTCTGGTTCGCATATATAATATTTTTGTAGTTTGCCAGAGAGATCTTTTTTGTAATAAATACAATCTTTGAATTTCTCTTCGGACCTTTCCAATTGCTTTTTCTTAAGCGCAGCTGCTTCTTCTTTTTGCTGTTGAGCAAGTTCTTGAAGTTCCTGTGCATTCGGCTGTTGTTGCTTGCCGGGTGTTATGTCTGATGCGACTGCACTTGACAAATTTCCTTTTTCATACAACCGATCACCGTCGGAATATCTACTTTCTATGGGATCAGCCTTAACGTTTTTTGTCTGAGTTGATCCATCTCTATCATTGCCAGGATTTGCGCTTTGCATTACCAATTGGCTCATCATCTCAGAACTTACTTTGACATCAAATGAAATAGATTTTATTGAATTGTTATTTACAGATCCCAATGAAATTCTTGGAAGTCTGGCAGCGTCACTAACAGTTGATATTGCTGGTAAATTTTCATCATATACAGAATATTTTTCATTTCCATATTCAGCCGGAATAAGTTTCAGCTGACATATTTGACACAATGCTTCGTTGATGTCCTGCAAAAGTTGTTCAATTAATTTTAACAACGAATCATTTTTTTCTACCAATGATACAAAATGGTCCGACTTTATAAATATATCTTTTAAATATCCCCAATATCCAGACTTTAATGCCTGTGAAAATTCGGGCTCTACATCTTCATATATATCAGTATATACATCAACATCTTCATATACTGGAAAAGATTTTCCGTATGGATTTATAACCGACTTTAAATCATCAAATTTTATTGAATCTAGTTTATATTCATCTGTTATTCTTTCGGATCTTTGCTTGAAAAGATTGGTATATGTCGCATCTTCGACTGTTGCAGTTGTTGCTGCGGTATCTTTGAATATAAATCTTGGGGCGTATTGATTGGGAACAAGAATATTTTTTCCAACCGATTTTATGAAGGGACTTGATGCTATTTTTGTTTCAGATATGTCAAAGTTTCGTATTTTTCCATTGCATGGGTCGGACATTGTGACTTCAAAAAAAGAATTAATAATGTTTGCCACCAAATCCATTCTTAGCCACATTCCCGGTTTGTTGGATGAACTATCGTCATTTTTTATTCTAAAAATAGTTTCTTTTATGTTATCTCTATAATATGTTTGGTATCCTTCATCATCATATGCTTTTTCGCCAATGTTTAGGTCGCTTCGCATTTTTACCATTTTTGGTTTGTCCGAATCAATATTTTTTAAATCTCGACTAACAAATTCCTTGAAATTTTTTATTGGTAGTTGGTTATTTCCATCCTTGATTGTTACGGTTTTATTATTGAGTTGTTCACCTTCAACAAGTCGGCTGGCATTTATTATGGTCGTTGAACAATCATATCCACCGGCTTCATTCATTTTTATTGTATAATCAACTACAAATCCTATACCAGCATCATAGTTTCCATTTGATGATTTTAAATATTCCAATGTATATGACGGATCGGTGAACATCTTATTTATCCAATCCAAATCTGTTAGATCAACTAGCGAATTTGTATCGTAATTACTCCATCCCCATTCAACCAAACATGTTATTCTGGGTGTAAGGAAGTATGGTGTGAGATAGTTCAATTGTGCAAGTGAATGACACTTCCAATTAATCGTTACTTTTCTGCATGCGTTTGGAAAACCTGCGTTTGACCCTGCCATCTCGCAAGTGACCGAATCCACGCTTGGCGGTGGGCGGTGTGAAAAATCGGATCTGTTTATGAATTTTTTATCTCTACCTTCTGACACAGACGTGTCGGTTTTTATTTTATGTGGTAAACCCCGCGCATCTACTCCTATAGTATTTTTTTTATCAGGTGTAAATCCAAAACTTTCCTCAAAGTCGTATACTCCACCCAAAACAAATCCGTCAAGTTTACTTGCACCTTCCAATTTTGATTTTCCGTTTGAAAAAAATCGCACCCACGCAGTTCTTGGTCCACTATATGGACCTTCGTCTGCAAGTATGTTGATATCATACTCTTGTCCTCTGCGTTGCATTTCTTCATATACCCAAGTTGGTAATGGATGTAATCCCCACGGTACTACGGAAATAATGTCACTCATAACTATTATATGCTATTTTCTCTATTAAAATTATTTACAATTAAATTTATGTTCTGCGGTATTCTTACTTGCTGGCCTGTGGGTGCTTTTAATGTTGCCTTTATGCCATTGGCTTGAGCAATTACCCA